ACCTCGGCGGAGTGCTGCCGGATCTTCGGCCCGGGCTTTGCCGAGATCTTCGGGTATCAGACCGGCGGATCGCTGACCTACTCCAACATCGAGCAGCGGGGCCTGGACCTGCTGACGTACGCGGTCAACCCCTGGCTGGTGCGCGCGGAAAACGCACTTTCCAGCCTGCTGCCGCGGCCACACTTCGCGAAGTTCAACCGGGCCGCCCTGGTGCGTACCGACCTGCTCACCCGGTACCGCGCGCACGAGATCGCGCTGCACAACCGGTGGGAGACCGTCAACGACGTGCGCGCCCTTGAGGAGCTGCCCCCGGTGCCCTGGGGCAACGAGCCGAACGACCCGGCCGCCGGCAAGGTGCCGGCGCCGCCCGTGCCCCCGGAGGGAGAGGGACAGTGAGCGACAAGAGCGAGCGCGCCACGGTCGGCGGCATCATCCGCCGCGCCTATCCGGTGCAGTTGGAAGTGCGCGCCGCGGCGACCGGCACTTCCGGCCCGTCCACGGTCGAGGGCTACGCCAGCGTCACCGAGACGCCGTTCGAGATGTGGGACTGGGCGGGCAGCTACCAGGAAGTCGTCCGCGAAGGGGCGTTCGCCAAGACACTCAGCGAGACGCCGCAGGTGCAGCTGCTGCTCAACCACGGCGGCCTGTCCATGGCCTACACCAAGGCCGGCTCCTTGCGGCTGTCCGAGGACAGCACCGGCCTGCACATGGAGGCCGACGTCAACCCGGCCCGCGGCGACGTCGGCGACATGCTCGCCGCGATCAGCGACGGCGACGTCGACGAGATGTCGTTCGCCTTCCGCGTCACCCGCCAACTGTGGAGCCCCGACTTCGATCAGCGCGACATCCTCGAGGTAGACCTGCACCGCGGCGACGTGAGCGTGGTCAACTTCGGCGCCAATCCGGCGACAAGCGTCGCCCCGGCGATGCGCGCCGCCGACTTTGACCGGCTGGACGAGGCCGACGCCCGCGCGCTGATCGAGCGCCTGCAGCGCCGCCTGCAGCCGGATGACAAGCCCGCGGACGCTGGGCACCCGCTGTCGCTGTACCAGGCGATGGCCGCCGCCCTGTAACCGCAAATCCGCCTGCTCAACCAGACGCGCCGGACCCCACGCCGGAGCGCGCTCACGCGCGCCACCACCTGGGGCACCACCCGGACGGCCTGCAGGCCCGCCCCCTTCACCTTCATCCCGAAAGGAGCGAGCCATGCTCGCATTCCTACGCCAGCAGATGCAGGACCTGCTGACCAAGCGGGCCCCGCTCAAGACCGCGGTCGACGCCGCGATCGAGGCGCCCACCCGCGAGAACCGCAACCTGACCGACGCCGAGCAGACCGCCTTCACCGCGGCCCGCGAGGCCCTGCAAGCGCACGACGCCGAGGTGGAAGAGCTCCAAGGCCGCATCACCGAGGCAGAGGAGGCCGAGGCCCGCGAGGCCCGGGCCGCCGAGATCCGCGCCCAGTACGCGAACGGCGAGGGCGGGACCGGTGCCCGCGTCACCCGCGAGCCGATGACGTACGAGCGCGGCAACGGCCGCTCGTACTTCCAGGATCTGGCCAAGAGCCAGCTGCAGGGCGACCAAGCGGCCCTGGCCCGCCTGCAGTCCCACGAGGTCGAGCTGCGCGTCGAGATGCCGGCCCGCGAGCGGCGCCGCGCCGAGGCCGCACAGCGGGAGCTGCGCACCATCGGCGGCCTCAACGAGCAGCAGCGCGAGTCCGTGTTCGAGCGGCGCGTCAACCCCAACCGCACGGACGGCCAGGGCGGGTACTTCGTTCCGCCGCTCTGGCTCATCGATGAGTACATCGAGCTGCCCAGGTTCGGCCGGCCATTCGCCAACGCCATGCCGAACTTCACGCTGCCGCAGGGCACGGACAGCATCAACCTGCCGAAGATCAACAGCGGTACGGCGACCGGTATCCAGACCGCGGACGGCCAGGCGGTCACCAGCCAGGACATCACCGACACGTTCGTGACCGCAGGCGTACGGACGATCGCCGGTCAGCAGGACGTTGCCATGCAGCTGCTCGACCAGAGCCCGATCAGCTTTGACGAGGTAACGTTCGCCGACCTGACGTCGGACTACAACCTGCGCCTGGACACACAGCTCTGGACCGGCACCAACGCCAATGGCCAGGTACTCGGCGTCCTCAACGTGTCCGGCCCGAACGCGATCACCTACACCGACGCCACCCCGACGCTGCCCGAGCTGTGGGTGCCGTGGGTGCAGTCCGTTTCCCAGGTGTCCACCCAGCGGAAGAAGCCGGCCACGGCGACCTTCTGCACCCCGGGCATCTGGTTCTGGGCATCATCAGCGATCGACGCCAACAGTCGGCCGCTGATCATCCCCGATCAGGGGCCTGGCGACCTGAACCCGCTTGCCATCTCCAGCGGCCTGGTCGCTGAGGGGCCGGTGGGCCGCTTGACCGTGGGTACGCCGGTGATCTTGGACGGCAACATTCCCTCGAACCTGGGGGCCGGCACCAACGAGACCCGGATCGTCACCGCCCGCACCCCGGACCTCTACCTGTGGGAGGGGTCCATGCGGACCCGCGTCCTGACCGAGGTACTGAGCGGCACGCTGCAGGTCCGGTTCCAGCTCTACAACTACGTCGCGTTCATGCCGGACCGCCTGCCCAAGGCCATCTCGATCATCAGCGGCACCGGCATGATCCCGGCCGCCGGGTTCTGACGTGGCGGCCGGATACCTACACGGCACGGTCACCGTCGGAGCCGCCGCGGTGCTGCTGGTGTCAGCCGGCTACAGCAGCGGCGGTGTCCTGGTGCAGAACCAGGGCGCCGAGGCGGTGTGGCTCGGCGGGCCGACCGTGACCGCCAACACCGCGGCGACCGGCGGCATCCAGGTGCCCGCCGGCGCCTCGGTCACCGTGCCCACAACCGGCTCTGGCCGCCGCGACCTGTACGCGGTCGCGGTCACCGGACCGGCCCCGGTCACCTGGCTGACGCTCTGAAACCCACGGCCGCGGCCCGGTGAATCCCCACACGGGAGACCCGGGCCGCAGCCCGTCCACCGTCACGGAGGTGCAGATGACACACGACCTGCTGGCCGAGTTGGCCGGCTACAAGAACGAGCTGGACCGCGAGGTCCGCAACAAGCGCACCGAGCGCGCCGCCGCGGTGCGCGAGGAGATCCGCCGGGTGCGCGAGCAGATCGCGGACCGCGTTGACGAGTTGGAGGCCGAGGCCACCGAGCACACCGACGCCGGCCGCGACGGCCTGGCCGGAGAGTGCGCGGTCGCCGCGCGCCCGCTGGTCGCCGCGTATGCGGACAGCGAAAGCCTCCTGGACGACCTGGAGGCGGACACCCTGCAGACCCCCGAGAAGGAGCCCACTCTGCCGCCCGTACAGACCGCCGAGACCATCGAGCCAACGCCGCCGGCCGCCGAGCCGATCGAGGCCGAGCCCGTGCCGGAGATCGAGGAGCGCACCGAGGAGCCGCCGGCCGCCGAGACCGCCCAGGAGTCCAAGCCGCGCCGTACCGGCACGGCACGCGGGCGTAAGGCCGGAGGCTGACAAATGCCCGTGTCCGGCCCGCTGTACGCCACCCTGGACGCTCTCAAGGCGTCCATGAAGATCACGGACACCGACCGGGACACACTACTCACCACGAACCTCAACGCGGCCAGCCGCTACATCGAGCGGGCGACCGGCCGCCGGTTCTGGCTCGACCCCACGCCGGTGCCGCGCATCCTCAACCCGCGGCGCCGCCTGGTGCCGGACGTCGAGGGGACCCGGCTGCTGGTCGACGACATCGGCGACGTTGAGGGCCTGGTGGTCGAGAGCGGCCGGGCACCCAACTGGTCAACGATCACGGGCCAGATGGAGCCCGAACCCAGCGACGCCCCGGAGAAGGGCGAGCCGTTCTCGTCCCTGCTCTATGTCGGGGGCGCGTACCCGATCGGCCTCGGCCTACGCATCCGCGTGACCGCCCGTTGGGGCTATCCGGCGGTGCCGGACGAGATCGAGCAGGCCACCCTCATCCAAGCGTCCCGGCTGTTCAAGCGGAAGGACTCGCCCGAGGGTGTCGCCGGCAGCGCCGAGTGGGGCGTCATGCGGCTGTCGCGCACCGACCCGGACGTCTACGCCCTGATCGAGCACCACATCTTGCCCGGCTTCGCCTGACCGGAAGGAGCCGCGCATGCAGATCTCCGAGGTGCGCGAGGCCATCGCCGAGGCGGCCCGCGTGATCGTGCTGCCCCCGGGCGCCGGAGCGCTGACGTGCACCGGCTACACCCCCGACGCGGTGACCGAGCCGCACTTTTTCGTCGGCGAGGTCGAGGTGAATTTCGACAAGACCATGGGCCGCGGCCTGGACGAGCTGTCCATCACGTGCCGCGCCTTGGTCGGCCGCGGCGACGACCGCGCCGCGCAGAAGGTGCTGGACGCCCTGCTGTCCGGTGCCGGCCCCGCGTCGCTGAAAGCCGCGATCGAGGCGGCCCGCGGTGCGCCCGGCGAACTGGCCCTCGGCGGCTTGGCCGACGACCTGCACCTGCAGCGCGTGCAGGGATACCGCTGGTACGAGCACGCCGGCACCCAGTACGTCGGGGCCGAGCTGATCATCCGCGTCATCGGAAAGGGGGGAACCTGACGTGCCCGCTCAAGTACTGACCGACGTACGCCTGTTCGCCGGCGGCGCCGACCTGTCCGGCCGCTCCAACAAGGTCGAGCTGCAGGCCGAGGTCGAGGACAAGGACAGCACGAACTACCGGTCAGCCGGTTGGAAGGAGGTGCTCGGCGGCATCCATTCCAGCACCGTCACCGCCGAGGGGCAGTGGGAGGCCGGCGACCCGAGCAAGGTGGATGACAACGCCTGGTCGCTGCTCGGCGCCCGGGCCCCGTGGACGATCAGCCCGACCGACGCCACCGTGGGCACGCTCGCGTACCTCACGTACGGCCTGCAGTCCTCGTACAAACTCGGCGACCAGGTGGGCGAGATCGCCCCCTGGGCGGCCAAGGCATCCGGCACCTGGCCCGTTGCCCGCGGCCAGATCGCCCACCCGCCCGGCACCGCCCGCACCGCATCCGGCATCGGCACCTCCCTGCAGCTCGGTGCGATTCCGGCCGGGAAACGGCTGTACGCCGCGGTGCACGTCTTGTCAGTGGCCGGCACCGCCGCGCCCACCATCACCGCCCGAGTGGAAGGCGACAACGCCACCGGATTCCCCTCGCCGGTCACCGTGCTGACGTTCGCCGGCGCGACCGCGGCCGGCGGTCAGATCCTGCGGACCGACGGGTCCGTCATCGCCGACGACTGGTACCGGATCGCCTGGACCATCACCGGCACCACCCCCTCGTTCCTGTTCGCCGCCACGCTCGGCATCGCATAAGGAGGCACCCACATGCCCGCCATGGTCCTGCTGGCCGCGTACGTCAACGTTGCCGGCACCGATGTGTCCAGCTACAACAAGAAGGCCGAATTGACGGTCGAGGTCGAGGAGAAGGACGTCACGACGTACGCCTCTCTCGGCTGGAAGGTGCTGCTCGGCGGCCTCAAGTCGGGCACGCTGGCGATGGAGTTCGTGCAGGACTTTGCCGCCACCAAGCTGGACTCGATCATGTGGCCGCTCCTCGGCGCAGTCGTCCCGTTCGAGGTCCGCGCCGACCAGGCCGTGGTCGGCACCAG